CCGGCACTGTTCCCCCAGTCGCAACGACGGACGGGTTGGATGCCGTAATACTCCCATTAATCTCAAAAATGGCGACATCAGGATTGTTCGTCGTCCCTGCTGACGTAGCAGATAACGCCCGTTGCCTTATAGTCCCAGTTCCGTCAATATATGGTGCTGTAGCCATTTGTTAAAATTCCATTGCAAAAACAGAGGCATATCGAGAAGTGAAAGTCGCATTCCAGTTATATTTATTCAGGTTTATCGGACTAGAAGCAACCCAACGCGATGACCTGCCGTTAATGTCAACTGCCGCGACTCTGACGTAATATTTCCCAGCCGATATGTTTGTAAATTGTGTTGAGGCACTTGTTTCAAATCTGGTATTCCCCCACAAACCATCGTCGCCAAGGCGTAATTCAATTGTGTAGCCTGTGATATATGGATCACGCTTACTATTTAGCAATGGAAAATCCCATACTGCATTGAGATCAAACAGGTCAATTGTTCGGTAGCTAAAGGTGATATTTCTAGGAACTGACACAACGACGGGAGGATTACGCCGCTCTGGCAACGGCTCAAGACTCCAGCCATTTTCAATTCGAGAATATTTGGCGGGATTGTACTCGATGGCCGTAATTTCGTGAAACATTTCCATGCTGCCAGCACTTGGAACACGATTCAAAACCCGGAATAACTGCGGCTGTACCGTAGATGACGCGAGAATCCAGTTTGACTCCGGGGGTGGTGCTGATGATAGGGCTAAATTTAAAGTGAGGATTATCGCGGCTGTTCCTGGCGAGTTGGTAACGACTCTTTCGTGAACCGTGCCATCAGCAAGCATTACCGTGAGGGTGTAAGTTTCATCCTCTAGAATTTCCACAGGATTATCAAGAGTGATTGCTGTTGTAGTGGCCGCCGCGATCAGCCCGCCATACCGGATATCAGCCCTTTTTGAGTCCATGATCCTGATAATATCGCCGGGCTTTGTATAAGTCCCGTATGCCCTGCTTTTAAAAGTTACGGTTTCCTGCTCCAGTCTGTCAGTTAGCAGCGTGGCATACCCAGCCCGTCGCGCTTGTCCTCTTGACGTGCAAGCAAAAGCAGATAGCTCAATTTCCCTTACGCCATATTTAGCAATTCCATCAGGATCGTCAATTGCTTCTACGGATTGACGGTAGAAGTCGTCAGGATTTGCCCAAGTTACTAATGCTATAGTGTGTCTGGTTTTCAGCCCTGTGCGAGTGTACGAAAACATCCCCTCTTCAATATCAGATTGGGTAAATTGTGCCACTGGTGATCCGGGTTTGTCTGCCACAAATCCGATTGCTCCAGACATCCAGTAGGAGAAGCCACGAAATATTGATAGAAACTGCTGAATTACTTTGTACGCCTCGTCTTTGCCCTCTAGCAATAAATGGCATTGAAACCTATGCTCTGTGCCGCCATAGCCATTAGGGACGTACTCATTGCAGTATTGGCTAATTTCGTATAATGCCCATTTATCAATTTGGGACTGATTGATAAATCTACCAAGTCCGTAGCGAGTATTGGTGATTAAGTCATATAAAATCCACGCCGGATCTGCCACTGCTACCGATGGCGTAGTAAAAGTCCCATTCCAAGTTCCGCTAAATGTTAGCCCCCTTGTAGCGGTAGGGGTGGCATTGCTGGGAATTTGAATTTTCCGCCCTGCTAACTTCAGGGATATTTGGGGCAATGATTGGAACTGAGCCGCCTTAAAACTAAACCCAAATAATGCGCTGTTGGGATATGCAAGTTTAACTTCAGTTGCTTGTGTGTAGGATTGCCACCTTAAAACCCGTTGATACCGTGTTTCGTCTGCGTCCTGCGGCGTAGTTCGTTCTACGCGGACGCTGAAGCTTGAAACCGTGCCACCGGTGTTATTAACTGCAAAGGCGTATTCAAATTCTGTTATCGTGGCAAAGCGTCCGCCTATATTGCCTTCATAAACGAGAACAAACGCACCCGCACCCTGTTTAATAAAAATCTTAAACCCTACATTTAACCCCAGCACGCCCCCATCTGGCGGATATTCCTGTAGGACCACACCCAATCGAACACGAATAATATCTAGATTGGCGTTGGTAATTGTGCGGGTAACTGGGAGTAGGTTTTTCACTTCAGAACTAACGCTAGTTTCTGAGGTTATTTCATCCCCAAAACCAGGCATCCTGCTTTGCCCTTGAGTTCCGAGCCTGTAATCCCATGTAAATCCGTCGAAGTTCAGAGAGCCGTCGGTATTTTGAATAGGAGTTTCATCAAGGTAGACAGATTTTAGCCCAGCTATTGGTCCTTCTATTTCTCCCTCTGACACAATCCCTAAAACTGATGCGATTGAAACGGAAGTTCCTGATACTGCGGTTTCTGGCGGTTTTGCGGGCTTGCCACCACCACTACCGCCAAATCCTTTAAATTCTTGTTTTTTTGGCATAATCTCAGATAACAAAATCTGAGATTATATTTGCCTGTACAAGCCTTTATAATTCAGGAACCAGTAGCATTCACTCATGATTTTTGTTTCTCAAATACGTAATGCCAATCAAGCCAAAACTTGAAGCAAGCAAACTGAATTATCAAGTTGCCGTAGCTCCAATTGATATAGACCAACCGCCAGTCTAGCAATGTTAACTGGAATTTTATCTCAATCCCGTCAATTGTCGCGCCGTTGTATTTGCCTTTCGGCAAGATGGCTTTAAGTTGATTTAACATTCTAACGCTGCGTAAAGTTATGCAAATGGTTTTTCCTTATGGTGAATCATCAGTGGTATTAATTTCTTCTGATTTTTTCGCATTCTCTAGTGATAAAGAAGGGGCGATTAAAGCATTAGAAACAGCGATCGCACAAAACCAATTACTACCAAATCAAGAGGGATAACATGAACGCAGAACAACTCAAGATCATTGCAGAAAATTCACCCCGTAAAGCCGCGGCAATTCTAGGTGTTCACATCAGAGAGGTCCGATATCACAAGCAAAGAATGGAGGGGAAGAGTGTAAAACAGCCAAAAGAACCCAAAACAAACCACAAGAAATGGACCCAAGAAGAGGACAATTATTTATTAACTTTCGGGAATGGCTCAACTTATCCAGAGTTGCAGGAAGCGCTTAAAGCGTCTCGGACCCAAATAGACCATAGGTGCAAAATTCTTGGCGTTTCTCCAAAGAAACTAAAACATCACAAAACCCTCGCAGAAGAGGAAAAAGAGGTTTGTTTGCAAGGGTATCCTCATCAAGCAGCGGAAAAGCTGGGAGTTTCCATCTCAACTGCTAGACGACGTAGAAGAGAGCTACTGAAAATGGATTATCGGCATTTTGACGCACGGACTTCAGTGCCATTACCGCCATCTACACCAACTAAATCGCTGATAAATTTTGTTAGTTTGAATGATGCTAAACAACCCGTAGAACCAACATGGACTCCTGATAACGACAGGCTTTTAATTAAGCAAATTAGCAATAATTCCATTGATAAAGTCGCTGAATTATTTGGACAACCTAAAGAGCAAATCGAGGAAAGATTACACCATGTTTTGAAGGAAGAAAAAAACAAGATTGGGATTAATGAAATTTTGTCACAATTTCAAATGACCACCGGACAAATTCACCAGATGAAACTTATTTATTCCTACAGCCCTAAATCGGCTGTGAGATATTGCGAAGTAATCAGAGAATATGCAAAGAACAAAACCGCATATTCGCCAGCAAGAATTAGGAATGACAGATGAACCAATTAACTTTAGATTTTCCCGTACCAGAATCCACAAAACCAACTATGGAGCGCCATGATTTTGATAGATACGACAGCCCTCACTGGTTCATCACTCATTTACCCAATTACATCAAGCTAGAGGGCATAGTTGGCGAACCATGCAAAGGCAGTGGGAATATATCTAAATTGCTTGGATTTATTAAGCACGTAAATCATGTATGGACTAACGATATAGATCCTAGTGTTGTTTCTGATTATCATCTTGATGCGGCTGATCCAAAATCATGGGAACAACTACCATATACGGATTGGATTGTCACTAATCCGCCATTCAATGCAGCATTACCAATTCTCAAAAACAGCCTAAATCATGCGCGGTTGGGCGTGGTTTTCTTCCTGAGATTATCCTTTGTCGAACCAACAGAAGAACGCGGACAATGGCTATTTGAGAACCCCCGTAACTTGGATTTAATTTACCCAAGATTTAAGTTTAGAAAGGATAAGAACAACGAACGGTGGCAGACGGATTCAGTGCCAATAATTGCTATGATTTGGCATAAAGATACGAGCGAAACAAGAGGATCTATCACTATCCCTCAATCGCATATCTTGGGGTTTCATAATAACCCTGAGAACGCGCCAAGTTTTGATAGGCAAGTGGAGATTTTGCAACAAGTTCAAGCAAATAATTAGGAGAAAAATAATCATGGATACATTACTAATTTCATTGCACCCGCGTCACAGTCAAAATATTGTATTAGGCAAGAAAACAATTGAGTTGAGGAAAACAAAACCAAGAATGAGAAAATCAGAAAGTCGTTTAGTCCAGAAGAAATCATTAGCATTTCGGAATATTCTCATTTACAAAACTACTCCTACTTCGGAAATTAAATTATATTGTCAGGCATGGGATTGTGGCGCATTATTAGCATCCGAATGGACTAAACACTCAACTGATTTATGCCTTTCTGCTGAAGAAATTGAGAATTATTTAGGATCTCGCATGGGTTACGGAATTAGAATTAGAAACCCTCGACAAATTACGCCTATCCCACTATCAAAAATGCGTGAGTTGGGTATAGCTCCACCACAAGGTTTCTGTTATTTAAATAATGAAATGATTGAAAGATTAGGGATTAAATTTAATGATTGATGACTTAATCCCCTGGAATCCCGCCCATTTCGGACATACAGACTTTCAAAAAGAAGCCGATGGTAACAGGGGCTTTTTATTGGCAAATATAAAAATAAAATGCCAATTATCAGTAATCTTCTATCACTCAACCCCGACTCACCCATAGAACTGTTTGAAGTCAGCGGTTATAACCTAGCTACACCATCAGAAACTCTTTACATCTGCAACTATACCGGGGTGTCCTTTGAGGGTCAAGAATATGCCGCTATTGGTTTTGAGTCTGAAGGCTTTGATTTAGTTGGACAAGGTCCAATTCCCACGCCGCAACTCATAGTTTCAAATATTGGGCGTGTCGTCTCTACTTGGCTGGCTGAGTGCAAAACTAACCCGAACTACCGACTAGAAGGAACAACAGTAAAACGGCGAATTACCCAACGGCAATTCTTAGATGGTGGTGAGAATGAAAATGCGGCGATCAAAGAACTTCCCCAGCAAATATTTGTAATTGAACAGATGGTCAGCGAAACCTATATTGCTGTTCAGTTCCGACTCGGATCGTCATTCGATGTCGAGGGTGTGACTTTGCCAGCCCGTCCGTTACTGCGGTCATGCTCATGGCGATATCGTTCCGCTGAGTGTGGATACTTGGGCGGTGGCTACACCCTCAACAATGCTCCTACCTCCAACGCTGCGTTAGACCAGTGTGCCAAAACATTGACAGCCTGTAAGGTGCGGTTTGGGGCTGCGGTGGATCTGCCGTTTGGTGGTGCACCGGGGTTAAATACTTATAGCTAATACTTATGTTGATATTGACGGTTTCCAGCCTGTGTGTTTTTGCGGACACAGAACAAGATCAAACATAATTATTCAAAATTTCTAATTCACTTAACCGGAAGGTGGCCACAAGATTATCAGTTTCACTAAACGGCGATATTGACTCCCTACGACGGGGGAAATATTGCCGCATTTTGTCTATGGCACTATTGAATTTAGAATATTCTGCGAGGGTTCTATCTCCTATTGTTTTAACAGAAACCACCCACTCATACCGCTGTTCTTGCTGACTATTCAGCATTAGCGACGACGACGAAACATTTTTAAATCTACCAATACTTACTTCCAGTCCACCTGTAACCGCGCCTTTTGGGGCTGATGGTGGTTCTACCCAAACAGCAGGTTGTCCGTTACCAAAAGTACCAAGTTCCTGCGCTAGTAAATCAACAATTGCGGCTCTAAGCTCTGGTACAGTGTGGATGTTTTTAATCATGATAATTTCATGGATTGCGACGCTTTCAATGTTCCACTACTAACAGGAACTTCATCTAAAAACCGTTGATTCAAATAATGTGCGGTTTGGATAAATGCCATATCTAAAGTAGTTTGGTAGTTACTTTTAAAAACTGCGGGTAAATTACTACCAGCTAACGCCCGATCAGTCCATCGGTTTCCTTGTCTCTCATGCAAGTCATAGGCGTAGGGTGCTGACCATTGCCAATCGGCAATGGTTACGGTTAATCGTGGTGGTGTCCAGCTTCTCCAGATTGGCATTTTATTTTTATTTTTCCCATATCCCTCGACAATAAGCATATAACCCTCTATTTTGAGGGTTTTTAGTCATCAAAAAATATTTTAAAAAATATTTCCAAAACCCCTTGACAAATATTTGTTATCCTGTTACTATATAAGAGTGAGAGTTCAATAAAAGGCAAAAACAATGATTGATGTCTACTACAGTTGTCTTCTGGATGAAGAAAACTGCCCAGAAATCACTACAGCATCAAGAAAAAGGGCTTTAGAATTAGCTCGACAAAAAACTAGTAACCCTGTATCAGTAGCAGAATTTGAAAAGGGGGAATATCTGTTATTTTATGAGAAAATTTCAGTTGATGAGACATTGCCTGAGAACAGGGGATATACTATAGAAGCCATTATCAATGACTTAACTCCTCAATGTAGTGATGCAGAATATTCCTCTCATAGAAAAGTTAAAGTTACCTCCCAAGAGTGCTAAGACTGAAATATTTGTCCTATTCTTAGTAACCCAGTGTCCTTATGCACTGGGTTTTTTCATGTTGCCTAAGTCATCAAAAAATATTTTAAAAATTTTTCCAAAACCCCTTGACAAATATTTGTTAGTAGGTTACTATATAAGAGTGAGAGAAAAAACAACAGGAGAAAGAACAATGCTTGAATTAACAAATCAGAATCAGAGAATTATAGCTGGTTGCCTTGGAAATGGGGTCACTTTTGGGGATGTGCTTAATGATCAAACTGTGGCTCATGTTTCCTTTGAGGGGCAAATAACATGGCATTCTGATTACAAAAAAAAGATCGCAGAAGCTACTAAAAAACACATTCAAGAAACATCACTAGAATATCAAAAACAAGCCATGATCCCTCTTGATGCCATTATCAGCCCTAGAGATCACAAGTTTATGGCCACTTACCTATATAAAAATTCTCAAGGTCAATACAAACATTTAGCAGATATCTACTACCCCAAAGGCAAGGACAAAGGGGGAGTTTATCTCAAAGTGTGGGAAGGCATTGTGCCACCTGAAATACTGGAAGAAATGAACCAGCTTTATAAATCCAATGGAGGATAAAACCCAGCCCCCAAAAGGGGCATTTTATATCACGATAAAACCCTCAACTTTGAGGGTTTTTTATTGTTTAAAATTCGTGGCAGTCTGAGAAATTTTACTAACTTAATTCACGGTAAACTGTCACTTTTTAACTTTAAAAAAATTTTCCAAAACCCCTTGACAAATATTTGTTAGTAGGTTACTATATAAGAGTGAGAGAAAAAACAGGAAACAAAAAATGAGAGTAGCAGAAATTAACACCACAGAACTAAATTTAGACCCCAAAAGATTTCAATACAAACTAGTCCACAATTCAACAGGTGCTACTGGTTCATTATCAGGAATTGACTCCTGGAATATCTATTTGTCAGGAATTGTATTGGTGTGGGAAGATTTTGGAGACATTTATGTGGTCAATGGTCACAACAGAGTAACCCTGGCCAAAAAGCTGGGGGTTCAAAAAGTTCTCTGTAGGTTCATTGATGCCTCTACTCATGTAGAAGCTAGGCTAGTAGGTGCACTGGCCAACATTGCAGAGGGTATGGGAACTGCCATTGATGCAGCCAAGTTTTTTAGAGACTCATCATATACCGTAAAAGACGTAAAAAACTTTGGCATTAATCCCAGGTTAAAAATAGTGCAAGATGGGTTAAGCCTGTCCAATCTGGTTAGTTTCCTGTTTGATAAGGTTATTACTGGCACTATTCCCATTGATAAGGGTGTGATTTTGGGTAGTGTAGGGACCAGAGAACAGTTGGAAGTCTGGGAATTGATTAAGGATAAGCAGGTTAGCACCCCTGCATTGGATGAAATTATCGCAAATATCCTTAACCCTGCAACTGGGCAAATGTCCCTGCTTAACCTCTACATAGACAGTGATGATGAGCTAATAAGACTAGAGTTAATTGCCCTG